TGAAATTGCCAGCTGTGATATTTCTTAATCTGAATGAGAATACATCGTTATATTTTACAGTTTTCTTTGAATATTTTGTCGAAATCATCTTGTCTATAACTGGATTTAATTTATAAGCAGATGCGTAAATTCTGCAATTTTTCAAGCCTGCTATCGAGACCCCATCTACACTTCCGATTGCAATTTTAGTAGTGTAAGTACCTGGCCTGTTCATTGCAAGTCGATCTGCTGCAGGAGGTGTCGTATTGTTACCGATATAAGCGTTCGCACCGTATTCCAGTGAACTGATTAAAATCGGGTTGGTATTACCCGCAATTTGGTTTACACTAATTAATTCCATAGTACTTAAATCATTATCGGTCGTAAAATTAGTTTTTGTAACAGTTGTTGTAGAATTATAATAAAGAGTTATACGAATCGCTACTCCTCTTAGAAGTGCGGCGTTCTCAAAAAATGAACTAATATCTTTTAATCGGATTGTTCCTACTATCTGCCACAATAATGATGTATTTTGACGTGTAAACTGATTCATTCCATAAATTATTGTACTTGTTCCAGCTGTTGGAAGAGTATTTCCACTCCCCATTCCACTTTGGCCTTGAGTAGAAGGATCATAGGCTGTCGAATTTTGTTGCCTTAGTTTAAAACCGGGATTCGCCGTTTCATTAGTAGTATAGTAATCGCTTTCTAAATTTCTTATGTTAGTATATCCATCCCCTTCGGGAGATTGCGTAGCTGAAAAGTTAAAACTACCAGCGTTATCAGGGTAAATTCCTAAAGAAGGTCCCCATTTTACCAAGTCATCTTGGGAAAAAGTAGACATAACTTTAAAATTTGTAAACAAGTTCAAAAATGATTGATTTTCAACCACTGTTTTACCATTCGCGGATACATGTATAGCATCTATCATACTATAAAAGCCATTTTTAAGTCCTATTGAATATGGATTGCAGTCATTGCCCAAAAAACCATCAGAGGCTACCGGAGGAGTTGAAGGGGGGATTTTAGTTGCATCAACATCATAGGTAGTTCTAATTAAAATTGGAATTTGAATATAAGCATTAGAATAATCGACATAATTTTGAGACATATTTGACCATGGCGTCAAATCGAACAAGATTTGCCTGTTACCTTCATAGGTCCCATTATTACTATCATTTAGGTATACAACTTCTTTATTGATTGCCACTTCTTCATCATCATCTTGATTTTCAACTGTATCTTGCAATTGATTAAACAAATATTCTTCCATGTATTGTTATATATATAGTATATATAAAAAAAATTTTTTTATTTATATATCAAAAATTAGCGACTATATAATTATTTTTTTTAGGCATATTGCTTATATTTTTTTGTTTATATATTTTTTTGTTTGCGTCTTTTTTAGTTTTATTAATTTCAACAATATCATTTATTGCAGATGCAAGGTTGTTTGTATTATTATTATATTTATCATCATCATCATCATCATAATTTTTATTTCTATTTTTTATTCCTATATATTTTCCATTTCTGAAATTTTTTATACTTAATGTTCTCATTATATATATATAATTAATAAAATTTTTTATTAGTGATTTATTTTAAAAATGAGTAATATAGAAACTTCAATATCTTCTAATTTTATAGGATTTAAATTTTGGTCTACTAACTCTATCTGAATAAAATTATATTTGCCAGGTGTTATACTATTATATTTACTGTCGCTTGGTTCATGTTTAATAATACCTCCGTAATTTACTTTTGAGACTGTAAAAATATCTAATAAATCCGTTGGATTACTAAATTGACCGTTAGATATCATGTTACATCTGATTAAAATGCTTTGAACCGGGTTGATTATAGGCGCTTTATCACCTAATACTGAATAATCAGAAGTTTGTAAAGAACTTGGATAGGTCCCAGCTGTAAAACCTATAATTTTTCCAAATAAATCATTAAATTGAAGCTGCATTGTTACTGAAGTAGTAGGAAATGGGAAAGGACTTACTGGGTCCTGACTCCAACCAGTTGGTAAACTGGTTGGTAAAGTAGTTAAATGTAATTGAAAACGATATCTTGTTGGATTATTTGACAATGAAATATAGTATACATACTCATTATTAGAATTTCTTAGATATAATCCATTTTGAATACAAAAATGTTGAATGTATTTTTCTAAATCTTCAATAGAATAATAACCGTCTGGTACGGTAGCATTATATGAAATACTATTAATAATTATAGTAAATTTATTATTTCCATAGTCTTGTGTTATAGAAAACCAACTGTAATATAAGTACATACTACTCAATGCTAATTTGTCACCTTGTTCGAGCCTAAGCCCAACACCTGGAAAATTATATCTATATGTTGATTTAGAATTTTGAACAAAATTATTTGTATTTAGTAGGATTGGAACTGTTATTTCGGGATTTATAACAGACATCTTAATATTATATATATATATAATATATAAAAATTTTTTACTCTAAAGTCCAGTATTATAATTTATTATATATATGTATAATATAATAAAAATGACATTAAATCCAAGATCAACTTCATCAGAGCTAATGCACTTAGCAAAAAAAATGAATTTATCTAATTTACATATATGTATGCGTAAAAATATAATAAAAATTCCCTCCAAATCAACAAATGTAATAATTAATTTAGCGGATGACCCAAGGAATGGCACACACTGGGTGGCACTTAGAATTGAGCCAGATAAATTAATATATTTTGACAGCTTCGGGTTAATTCCTCCACAAGAAGTAGTACAACTTGCTAATTTTTCAAAAAAAAGTTTAATTTATAATCAACTACAATATCAAAAGATAACTCTTGGTCATTGTGGCGAATATTCGTTATTAGCACTATGGTGCTTAGAGAATAATATACCATTACAAAAGTATTTAAAACCTTTTCGTAAATTTAATTTTTAAAAGAAAGATTATATTATTTTATTACAATAAAATGATATAATCTTTTTTTTATTGCCCAAGTGGTAAGAAACTACCACCTTGACCAAGAGGTAAAAAACTACCACCTTTTTTTGTTTTTTTAGCAGCTGGTTTTGGTTTTTTAGCAGCTGGTTTTGGTTTTGGTTTTGGTTTTGGTTTTGGTTTTGGTTTTGCTTTTTTAACAGCTGGTTTTCCAGCTGATGGACGTGTAATCATTCTTCGATCATATATTCCGTATGCACCCGTTTTTTCACCGATTACATCAATACCTTTCTTAGCAACCTTGCCTATCAAATTTTCAGGTAGCATATGCTCTAATGCATCTATACTTCGATGTAATTCATTTTTAACATTTTGCTGGTACCATGGAGAGTCAATTATATTTTTTTTAATAAATTTGGCGCCTTCTACTATTTTAGGAGCGGCGCGATTCTTAATAAAATTCCATAAACTACGTAGCCCTTCTCCCGATATTTCAATTTCGGGAGGAGTCATTTGTAGCCTCATACCTTTTTGGCTGTGCATTGCTTTAATATATTTTTTATAGCTTTCTGGGTGTATTAAAATAAAACCGACACAATGTTTAGGATCGCATATATTCTCGTATTTAAATTGCATCGGTTGACCTCGTTCTAATTTTCTTAATTGATTCTCTGAAATATCATTTATTGGAAGTTTATTCATGTTTTTATTTTATTTATATCTATACATTAGAAAAAAAATATTATATTTTTTTATTTATTTCGTTTAAAAAATTATATTGTTCTAACATTTTCAATATTATTTTTATTTCTGTTATTAAATCTTTTTTTCTTATAGATCTTATACATTTATTATCAAACGTTAAACTACTACCATAGAAATCAATCATTTCATTTTTAATAATATTAACATTATAATAATCAGATAACATATCTGTATTATCGATTATTTGTAAAATAGCTTGTCTAAAAAAGACAATAAAATCTCTTAATTTAGGCCCATAATGGAACGGAAGATCATCATTTAATTGAATTCTATTATCATCTGTAATTATCATTTATATAATAATAATTATTGAAGAGAAAAATTTTATACTATTTATTTCTGCGAGATTTTAAAATTTTTAATCTTTGTTTTAGAATCGGATTGTTATTGCCGGCTTTGATACTACCTTTTATAATTTCTTTCCTTCGTTCCAAATCTGGGATATACCCTTTTAATCCCTTGCCTGACATTCTTTCTTGTTGTTCCTTTTTTAATTTTGTATATATTATTCTTAACTCATTTATTATTTCTTCCCCTTTTGTTAATGGCTCAATATAATCTTTTGCCGCTTTATCGTTTATAAAATCGTAATAATTATATAATAATTTTTTACCTTCCTTTAAAGTTTGTGTATTTTTTTTTAGCTCGAGTTCATCAATAATCCTTTTAGCAGCAACTACTGCAGTAGCGATATCGCCTTTTGAAAGATCTTTTAATTTTGTTTTTTCTGGTAATATAGTAGAAGCAATTGATGTTGGTATTGTTATTATTGTTTCTGAAGTTGATGGTATCTCTGAAATTTCTGAAATAGCATCAGAAATTATCTTCTCTGCTTCATTTTTTGAAATATTAAATTTTTTTTGTAAATCTTCAGCTTTTTTTTTAGCTAATTTTGAACGAATAAATGATTGAATCTGCTTAATATTTTTATCTTTATTTTCTTCTTTAATACGATTAATCTCTTGTTTAAGGTCTTTTATTTCTCTAATCAATCTTTCTTTTTCTTTTTCTCTTTCTTTTTCTTCTTCTTTTTCTTCTTCTTTTTCTTCTTCAGCCTCTGCTTCGATTTCTTCTTTTTCTTCTTCATCTTCTGTAGGCAACGACGTAGATGGTTTTGTTTTAAAAATAGGCCAATTTTTTACAAAACTCGAATAATCATAATAAGTAGGATTGCCTATGAATTTCCTAAATTGATTTGAAGATTTAAGATATAATTCCAAATCATTGATTTCTTTTAGATAATCAAATGCTCTTTCAGCGTCTTTTTTAAACATAAATTTCCGAAGATCTGAAATAATAGCATCTCTGAGTTTTAAAGGATTATCTAATAATTCATCTAATGATTCTAATTCTTTTTCAGGAACATCTGGTTTTTCTTTATCTTTATATTTTTCACTTATAATTTTATTTAATTCAATCTGTTCATCTAATTCGTCCTCATATTCCTTCGTTGTAAAATAATATTTTTTCACCATTGATCTATATATATATATAATATATATAAAAATAAATTTATTTTTAATTAAGCTTTATTGTCCAATTTTTGAAAAATGTATTATGTAAGATATCAATTAAAAAAAAATCCTCAAAACTACTATTAGCAAATTTATATAAATTCATTATACCATCTAAATTAGAACCCATATTGTACTCTCTTAATATCATTTTTAAGTCATTTACACCTGATAGGGTCTTTAAAATGATATAATTACAATTTGTTCTAATAATTTTAGGAATTGAATAATAATTTTGTGCCAAATAACTAATTGAAAAATTAAATTTTCTACCTCTAATAAAAAAATCTATAATTTTACTTTGTTTAGATAAAATTAGGTCATCAAAAATTATTAATGTTTCTAATTTTTCGCCTTCATTTTGTTCTATTAGTTCTTCAATAGTTGGCAACTGATTAATGCCTTCGTAAAATTCAACATTTAATTTTATTCGCAAAAAATCATACAAAGGCTCATCGGAACTTTTACAGCAGATTATAATACGTTTAAAAGTACCACTTGTAATTTTTATTAGATTTAAAACAGTATTCGTTTTCCCTGCTCCACTAGGGGCTATAATTAGCATTCTAAAAGGTACATCAAGAAAGTGTTTTTTTCCATAATTTGGGTTATGTTTTTTTTTTAATAAACCTTTTGCATCACTATCTTTTAAAATAATCTCATAATAATTTTCCGGCATTTTATTTATATATAAT